GATGCAGTATTAGCTGGTGGTATCAGAAGAGCAGCACTTATTTCATTATTCTCAGCAACTGACGAAGAAATGATTGGATGTAAGAGTGGAGCATGGTGGGAAACAAATCCACAAAGAGGTAGAGCTAATAACTCTGCAGTTTTGATGAGACACAAAATTACCAAAGAATACTTCATGGAATTATGGAAGAGAATTGAAGCAAGTGGGGCAGGAGAACCTGGTATCTACCTAAGTAATGATAAAGATTGGGGAACTAATCCTTGTTGTGAAATTGCTTTAAGACCATTCCAATTCTGTAACCTCACAGAGGTTAACGTATCTAATGTTGTATCACAAGAAGATTATGAAGATAGAGTTAGAGCGGCATCTTTTATTGGAACATTACAAGCGGGATATACTAACTTTCACTATTTGAGACCGATATGGCAAAGAACAACCGAGAAAGACGCATTGATTGGAATATCAATGACAGGTATCGGTTCAGGAGCTGTTTTGGGTTTAAACATGAAATCAGCGGCAAAAGTAGTTAAGGAAGAAAACAAAAGAGTTGCAGAATTATTGAATATTAACGTATCGGCAAGAACAACAACAGTTAAACCTGCGGGAACTACATCATTGACTTTAGGTACATCATCAGGTATTCACGCATGGCATAATGAATATTATGTGAGAAGAGTTAGAGTTGGTAAGAATGAAGCAATTTATTCACATTTAAAAAATAATCATCCCGAATTAGTTGAGGATGAATATTTTAGACCACACGATACTGCGGTTATTGGAATACCACAAAAAGCACCTGAAGGGTCAATTTTAAGAAACGAATCACCAATCCAATTATTGGAAAGAGTTAAAAAAGTTCAACAAGAATGGATTAAACCTGGTCATAGAAATGGAAATAATGCACACAACGTATCGGCAACAATCTCAATTAGAGAGCATGAGTGGCCAGCAGTTGGTGAGTGGATGTGGGAAAATAAAGAATCTTACAATGGACTTTCAGTATTACCTTATGATGGCGGAACATATATTCAAGCACCGTTTGAAGATTGTACAAAAGAAAAATACGAAGAATTAATGAAGACTCTTCATGATGTTGATTTATCAAAAATTGTTGAAATGCATGATGATACTGACTTGAGTGGAGAGGTAGCATGCGCGGGTGGAGCTTGTGAAGTTACACTAGTTTAAAATCATGAGAGATAATTTAGTTCAAAACATTATTAATGGAATCTACTATTCAATTAAAGGAAATAGATAATAATAAGAGGGAGGAGTCTAATAAACTTCTCCCTTCTCATTATTATATGGAAGGTGATAGAGTTATTTTCACAGAAGAGTTTCACAAAAAAAGAGGGAGTTGTTGTGGTAATTATTGCAGACATTGCCCTTACGACCCAAAACATACTAAGGGAACAAGCTCTTTAAGAAAAAAATAATCCATGTATATTTATATTATATGGCAGCAGGAGTAACATATGGTTTGAACTTCCCGTTTCAAAATTCAATTAAAGGAGATTATCTTCAACTTACAGAATTAGAATCAGAAGAAATTAAGGCAGATTTAATTCATCTTTTATTAACAAGAAAGGGTTCAAGATATTTTCTACCCGATTTTGGTACAAGATTATATGAATTTTTATTTGAACCATTTGATGGTTTGACTTTCGACGCAATACAATCCGACATTAGAGATGCGGTCGGAAGATTTATGCCCAACCTACTATTAAATAATATTACAATAACTCCATTAGACCCAATGGAAGAATATGATTTAAATACAGGACAAGCAACAGCTGGTACAAGTAGTTCACCAATATATAGGTTTCCTGGTAAAGGAACCGCTGAATATACTGCAAAAATTAAAATAGACTACTCTAACAACAAAAATACTTTTGCACAAAGTGATTTTGTAATCATCAATATTTAATAATAATGGCTAATCGTAAAATATCGTATACAACTAGAGATTTTGAAGGTATAAGAACCGAGCTTCTAAATTATGTAAGGACATACTATCCAGAATTAATTCAGGATTTTAATGACGCATCAGTATTTTCAGTTTTTATTGATTTAAATGCCGCAGTTGCCGATAACTTACACTATCATATAGATAGAAGTGTTCAAGAGACTGTTTTACAATATGCACAACAAAGGTCCTCAATTTATAATATTGCCAGGACTTATGGTTTAAAATTACCAGGACAAAGACCTTCAGTTGCTTTAGTCGACTTCTCAATTACAGTTCCAGCTTTTGGAGACAAAGAAGATGAGAGATATCTTGGTATTCTAACAAGAGGTTCACAAGTAACAGGAGCGGGAATTGTATTTGAAAATATCTACGATATCGATTTTTCATCACCATACAATGCTCAAGGATATCCAAATAGATTGAAAATACCTAACTTCAACGCCAACAACGTATTAATAAATTATACAATTACTAAAAGAGAACTTGTTGTAAATGGTATCACAAAAGTATTCAAAAGAGTTATTACACCAAATGACGTAGTTCCATTCTTTGAATTATTTTTACCTGAAAAAAATGTTTTAGGTATAACAAGTGTTTTGTTGAAAAGTGGTACAGAATATACAAACACTCCTACAGCTGCAGAATTTTTAGGAGTATCTAATAGATGGTATGAAGTAGACGCTTTAGCAGAAGATAGAGTTTTTGTTGAAGACCCTACAAAGGTTTCAGACCAACCTGGTATTAAAGTTGGTAGATACATACAAACATCAAATAGATTTATCAGTGAATTTACACCCGAAGGATTTAAGAAAATGACTTTTGGTGGTGGAACAAACACAGCCCAAGACGCACTTAATCAATTCACAACGGTAGGTGCAACTTTAGATTTACAAAGATATATGAATAACTTTTCATTAGGTTCTACATTAATTCCAAATTCAACATTATTTGTTCAATACAGAGTTGGTGGTGGTTTGGCAACAAATTTAGGAACTAATGTTATTAATCAAATTGGTACAGTTTCTTTTTATGTTAATGGTCCTTCTGAATTGACTAACTCATCTGTTGTTAACTCTTTAAGGGCTAATAACGTTACAGCAGCTGTTGGTGGAGCAGGAGTTCCTTCATTAGAAGAAATTAGAAACTACGTTTCATTTAACTTTTCAGCACAAAAAAGAGCGGTAACTGTTCAAGATTATGAATCAATTATTAGAAATATGCCATCTGAATTTGGTGCACCAGCTAAGGTATCAATAACAGAAAACAACAACAAAATTTTGATTCAACTCTTATCTTATGATACATCAGGTAAATTAACAAACTTGGTATCTAACACATTAAGACAAAACGTGGCCAATTATCTTTCTAACTATAGAATGATGAATGACTATATTTCGATATTAAGTGCTGAAGTTATCGACTTAAGTATTGAAGTTTCAATTGTATTAGACTCAGCACAAAACTCAGGACAGATTATTTCAAATGTTATTGATAAAGTTAATACGTACTTCAACCCACAAACAAGACAATTAGGTCAAAACGTATATCTATCAGAACTTAGAAGTATTATACAAAATCAAAATGGTGTATTAACCGTTGCGGGATTAAATGTTTATAACATGGTTGGAGGACAATATTCTTCAGCACAAACATCTATGGTATATTCGGACCCAGCAACTAATCAAATTCAACCTGTTGATGATACAATTTTTGCACAACCTTCTCAGGTTTATCAGATTCGTTATCCAAACAAAGATGTGAAAGTCTTAGTTAAGAACTTCCAATCTGTGACTTTCTCTTAACACATTTATTTATTAAAACTTTGACTTATAATTTATAATGTGTATGTGTGCACCTTGAAAAATAACACATAAACTATTTATAAGTTAAAGAGATTTTAATGGGTCAATCCTACAGAATAAAAACCGATATCGGAGTAAACAAAACAATCAATGTAGATTTAGAACAAGATTTTGAATTTTTAGAGATTCTATCTCTAAAGATACAACAAACAGATATCTATACAAGAAATTGTGCCGATTATGGTGTAATTGTGGGTAGAGTTACCGCAAATAATGGATTTGGTCTTCCAAACGCAAGAGTTTCGATTTTTATACCAATTGAGGTAGTTGATGAATCGAATCCAATTATCTCATCAATATATCCTTATAAATCACCAAGTGATAAGAATTCCGACGGGTATAGATATAATCTATTACCCTATGAAAAATCATACTCAACACACGCAGCAACAGGGACGTTACCATCAAGATTAGATGTTTTAACAGGCTCTACCACAATAGAATTGTACGATAAATATTATAAATATACTTCTAAGACTAATGAAAGTGGGGATTATATGATTATGGGGGTTCCTTTGGGTTCTCAGACAATTTTCATGGACGTTGACTTATCAGATATTGGTGAGTTTTCGTTAACTCCACAAGATTTAATTAGGATGGGAAAAGCAACTCAAGCTCAAGTTGCTGGAAATAGATTTAAGACATCACAAGATTTAAATTCTTTACCACAAATTGTTAGTTTAACAAAACTAATCGAAATTTCACCATTGTGGGGAGACCCAACAATATGCCAAATTGCGGTTAATAGGTTAGATTTCGATTTAAGAGACGACGTAAATATTGATATACAACCAACGTCTGTTTTTATGGGTTCAATGGTATCCTCAACAGACAAATACAGAATTAGAAAAAATGGTAAACCACGAGATGACATGGGAAATCTTTGTGGTTTAATTGCGGGTACTGGACAAATATTAGCTATTAGACAAACAATCCAACAAGATTCTAATGGAAATCCTGTTTTAGAAGAGTATCAAATGGAGCAAGCTGGAAATGTGATTGATGGAAGCGGTACATGGTTAACAGAACTACCAATGAATTTGGACTACCTAATAACTAATGAGTTTGGAGAAAAGGTTTTATCAAATAATCCATCATTAGGTATTCCAACAAAAGCAAAATATAGATTTAAAATAAAATGGTCTCAATCATCTTCAGTAAATGAAGATACTAAGAGAGCCTATTGGTTGGTACCAAACGTGAGAGAATATGGTTGGAATGTATCAACATCAAATACTGACCCTATCAATGGTAGTACAACACAACAACAACAAGTTGCTAGTTCATATTATTTTGGACTTAATTGGACAGGATACACTCAAGGATTTTCAGGACCAGCTAAAATAAACTTATTAAATGAAAAAATTAATGGAGAGGATACTTTTTATAATTTCGAATTTAATAGAGTTTATACCATATCAAGTTTAATTAGTGAATATAAAAATGGAGTTGCTAGAGGTAGATTTGTCGGCATCAAAGAAATTGATTCTTCTGATTGCGAATCAACAGTCAATAAATTTCCAGTAAATGATGGATTTAGAAATTTTGATTTTCTTTATTTTTTATTTGCAATCATTATGCAAATAATTCAATTATTAGGGTTACCATTATTAATTATATTTGAGTTTTTAGCCTTTTTATGGAATAATTTTGCGGTGTTACTCCTCTTATTTTTAATACCATTTTTATTTTCTCAAGCATATCAAAATTTTATTGCAGCAAGTGTTGCGTTCCCAGCGGTAGGTTTAATAGTTATGCATATCATTTTTGGTATATTATTTTTAATCTTAGGTATAACGGCAATCGTTAAGTTCAGAAGTATTGTAAAATATAAGTTTGGTAGGATAAAATTACCAATGATAACTTATCCTGAGTGTCAAGCTTGTGACTGCGAACCTGAAGTTACTAAACAAGATGGAAGTGTTACTGCATTTAGTTTGTTGACTCAATTTTCAAATAATGGTTTATATTATGAGAAATTAAATAAATTGTTAGAATCCCAAAGTATTTCAGAGTTAGATGACCCAAATTCAGTAAATGACAAATCCGTTTTGTCTTTGATGTTTTCACAAGCGATGGGTACACGAACGGATAAAAGGGATGATAATACAGTTTATAAAACTACTAAATCCCAAGACTTAAGATTACCTGACACTACAAATTTTGCTGGGACTCCAAAACCAACATTTGCGGCATCTTCAGATTTAAGTATGGGAGAAAGAATTAATATTTTTAATTCAAGAAAAAGGTATTTTGATGGTATTAATAAAATTAGCGTAACTTTTGATGTTGCTTCAAACGTTGGAATCAATCACTTCGACAATACATTAACAGTATTGATGAATCAAAAATTAGAGTCAGGAACACTTTATACTTTTGTTGACCCTTTTACGACATCTGATGTGAATTATACCTATACAGCACAAACATCTTCTGGGTTAATAGTGACTGGTATTAGCGGTGTAACTAAACAAATAGGTGCAGGATTAGTAACGGTTGATTACGCTAATCCAACAAATCAAACTTTAAACTCATCTCAAACATATTTTTTAAGTACTGGCTCTACAGAAGTTAATTATAAATTCCCTAGTGATAGAGAATATTATCAAGTTATTACAGCAATAACAATATCTGAAGCGGCAAAATTATGGAATACTTCAAATCAAAATTCATTACCAGGTGCTCTATTGGCTCCAACAAACATTTTGTGGAATATAAAAGACGCATTTGGTTGGCAACATTCAAAAGGTGCAACATATAATACGTCCGATGTATTTAGTGATTTTGACAATCAATACATCACAATTATTCAAAGAGGAGTTGACCCTTATTCTCCAATATATATTAATGGTTATGGTATAGGAAAAATATTAGGATTATCTAATGAAAATG